TCTTTAAGTCCGTACCGAAGCATTGGGACGTTTGGAGGCAACCACCAGCTGTGTTGCCTGATCCTAAAACAGAGGACGGTTGGAAGCTTAATCCTAAAGGTGAGAACTTTAAGTATCTAGGTGTAGGGCCACAGAAGTATTACCTAGACAAAGTTAGTGCTATGACGCGAGAGCAGATAAGAGTGCTCTTTGAAGGTAACTTTGGTGTTACCAGTCACGGTAAGGCTGTCTACAGAAGGCAGTACAATGATGACCAGCACGTTGCCAACAGCAAGTTGAAGGCTGTCAAGTCTCAGAAGATATACTTCGGATGGGACTTTGGTAAAGGTGGTGAGGCATTCACTATTGCCCAAGTCACTAGGACAGGACAGTTGCGCGTCTTAGCGTCCCTCGTTGCTGACAACATTGGCCTCCATGACTTCGCTAAGAACATGGTGAGGCCGTACCTAGATAAGCACTACCCTAAGAAGGACTGGCCCATGAAGATGATCATCAGTATTGGTGATCCATCCGGTAAGGGCTCTCATGGTCTTTCTAAGGACACTCTCAACTACTTCGATGTGCTGAACAATTCTAAGGATGGCATCTTTGGTGACTGGTTCACCACTAGACCCGCCAAGTCCAACCACATCGAGCTACGAGTGAACGCTGTTCGTTACTTCCTGACCAATTCGACACCCACAGGTGGTCCATCCTTCCAGCTCAACAGGGAGTGTGGAATCTTACGAAGAGGCTTCAATGCGGGGTACGCCTACAAGCGTATGCAAGTGAGTGGTGAGGCTCGTTATCGCGACAAGCCCGACAAGAACGACTTCAGCCACCCACACGACACGGTTCAATACATCGCATTGGAAGCACACCCGAAGTACAACGAGCTACTGAAGCACACCAGCTTTGTGACACGGGAGGTTGTGGATTCCATCATAAACTACTAGGACAGCCACATGAATGAAAAGCAATCGTATGATCTGGAGATGGCTAGGGACACAGACCCTGATGACCGCTCTCCGAATCAGAATGCCGCTATACGAAGGGCTGACGTAGGAGGAATGCTTGATACAGAACGTCAAGCAGCCACTGCTGAACGCAGAGCCTCCGGTGTGGACGATAGACTGGTCCGTAGCTATCAGTTATATGAAGGACTACGGGACAGCCAAGGCAGAGAGACATGGGAGACAGGCACATCTGCTCCCGTCACAGGAAGCCGAGCCTACACCAACATCGTCAGACAGATCACGAACGATGGTGCTGCCCAGATTGGTGACCTACTGTTCCCCAATGACGATAGGAACTATGGATTAAAGCCTGTTAGGGTCACCATGCCTCCTATAGCCCTCGAAAACGCTCCTGCCATAGATTCTAAAGGCAAAGAGCTGGTAGATGAGGAAGGACAACCCTTAACGAACCTACAAGCGCACACCAGGCGCGTACAGCGGTCTAAAAAGAAGACAGAACGCATGTTCACGAAGCTTGATGGTGCTCTGATACAGGCTCGCTACCCTTCCAAGGCCCGTGAGGTCATTAAGCACGGTGCTATTTACGGTGCTGGCATCATAAAGGGTCCAATACCTACCAAAGACCGAAAGGGACGTTGGGTTAAGAAGGGCAAAGCCTACGGATTAAACACAGATCAACCATTGACACCGGATGCCAAGGTTGTGAACCCGATGGACTTCTATCCAGACTCTACAGCAATCAATATTGACGATTGCAGATACACATGGGAGCGCATTGCGCTTCAGCCAGCCGATTTAGAGAAGGCAGTTAACAGTTTGGGCTATGACGCTGATGCGGTTGCCCGAATCCTCTCTGCGGGTGCTATTCATACCTCCGTAGACGGCGGGGACGTAGTGGACGAAGCGAAGGCACCTACGAACTCAGAAGGCCGTCAAACAGGTCGATACCTAGCTTGGGAGCGCCACGGAACACTCAAGCGCGAGCAGCTAGAAGACCTCGGTGCGGAACCACCCGCAGGAGACAGAGTGTACTTTAATGCCATTGTCACCATGTGCAACTCAGAGATTCTAAAGGCTGTCATAGTCGAGTATGAATCTGACGAGTGTCTGTACAGCGTGTACTGCTGGGATGAAGACCCTCTCAACATCTTTGGCTATGGCATCCCTTGGCTCATGCAAGACCAGCAGGCCAGCTATGTCGCTTCGTGGCGCATGGCATTGGACAACGGTGGCCTGTCTGCAGCACCTCAAGTCCTTATTGATCGCACGATGATTACACCCGCTGATGGCAAGTGGCAGATGCACGGTGGTAAGGAGTGGTTCATAAAGGAGAACACCTTTTAGGTAGGCAGCAAGAATCCTCCTTTCCAAGTCGTGCAGATCACTCAGAACCTAAAAGAGATATTCACGATGATGGATCGGAGCGTCACTGACGCTTACGAGATAACAGGTGTGACGCGAGTTGATAACGCCTCGCAAGGATTAGACAACGCCCCAGTAACATTAGGTGCAACGCAGATACTGCAGAACAACACCAGTGTCTCTAGACGCGCCCAGGCTCGACGCTGGGACGATAGGATCACGCTAGGCCTCGTCACTCGCTTCTACGACTACTTCATGCAGTTTGAAGACGATGATGACATCAAAGCTAACATGGAAGTGGAACCACGCGGGGCCACTGTACTGCTCGCTAAAGAACTCACAGCCACTAACACCATTCAGCTCTATCAGATGACCTCTGGTGGTCAAGCAGAAGGTAGTAAGGGAATAGAGATACTCAGAGGCCTCGAAGCCAGTATGCAGATACCTTCTGGCACATATGTTGAAACCAAGGAAGAGACTGACGCAAGGATGCAGCAGCAACAAGAGGCAGCAGCAGAAGGAGACACTCCTGATCCTATGTTTGCACTGGAAGAACGCAAAGTAGAAGTGATGGAAGCCGAGATTGAACTGAAGATGGCGCGTGACAAGCTCGCAGAGCTAATAGCCACGCATAAGGCAGAGGTAGACTCACAACGCTTCCAGCTTGAAGATGCTATCGCCTCTTCCAACCTCGATGATAAGACGCAAACCCGTGTTGATGCCTACCATTCCCGAATGGAAGAACTCAATCACAAGCGTGAGTCTGACATGGCTAAGTTCGCCCAGGCGAACAAGACCACTCGCGACATGGCGGCTGCGAAGCTGAACAATGATGGTGACCTCAAACGAAGGGAAGCAGACATTAAGCAGCGAGAAGTCGCTAACAAGGAACGTGAACTGTCGTACAAGGAGCGCACTGGAAATCAGGGAATATGACTTCCTACGACTACGCCACGCTGGTGATAGAACTGCAGGCTGAGATAGACCGCAAGATTAAAGAGTTCGAGCACAAATGCTACGACTTGGCTTCCAGTGATGAAGCCACATTCTCAGCCAGAACAAGAAGACTGCAACTCATAGCGGTACGAGACTTACTGGACGGTAAGACTAGGACGCTCTGACATTAACACCTCTCCTCCACGGACGAGAGACTAACGAGGGTTTCACGATGAATAACAATACTCAACAGGAAGGACAATCTGACTACGACACCGAGTGGGAACTTGATACAGACGACCCACAAACATCATCCGTAGACAATGCGTTTGACCAACAGTCTTCAAATGGGGATACCGTACCCTCAGATGAAGCTTCTGATGCACAAGATGGAGCGACCTCACAACGATCTAATCAAAACTCTGCGGAGAGTGATGATGGTGGTTTGTGGGCGAATGCAACACCGGAGCAGCAGGATGCGTACAGACGCGCAGAGAATGAAAGAGTGTCTGCAAACAACAGGGCGAAACTCAATGCTGATAAGTTAGCAGAGCGTGGTCGTGAGCTGAAAGCACTTCGGGAAAGAACTCTCGAACTGGAAGAAGCTGGGCGGCAACCTACTGAGTTTGAAGCCGAGCATGAAGTGTACGCTAAGAACATAGAAGATATGATTGAGCGTAAGCTTCAGACTCGCCTCCCCCCTGTGGAGGAACCACAAGAGATAGACCAGGCGCAGCAGGAACAACAGACGTTTGATGCGATCACAACTGCACACCCCGATGCGGGTGACCTGTATAAATCTCAAGACCTCCAAGAATTCTTGTCCGATGACCCTGTTTTTAAACACGGTGGTCGCGCAGTGTTATTCAGTGAAGCCCTGCACAGCAACGATCCAGCGGATGTAGTAGCCGCATTGGATCACTACAAAAACAACCACTCTGGAAGCCCACAGCACAAAGCTGGTGGATTAGAGAACATGCAAGGTGCGCCATCAAGAGGTGGCAAGCCTGACATGCGAACGCTAAACCAGATGTCCAGTGACGAGCAGTACGCTGCAGAGTGGGACTTAGATGATGATTAAAGGAATATAGTATGGCCGATCCAACTCCCTATACAGTTAGCAACTGGGGAACCATAGCAGCCAAGCTGGAAAAGCAAGCTCTCAAGCATGCCCAACCTACGCTTGTACTCTCAATGGGCGCGAAGAAATTCAGTATGCCCCAAAACAGCACCAAGACACTGCGTTGCCGCAGGAATGTTCCTTATGCAGCAGCTACGACAGCTCTGACTGAAGGTTCAGCGCCTGCGGCTACTGCACACACTTATTTAGATGTTGACCTAGATCTGAAGCAGTACGGTGCATTCACTCGCGTCACTGACGTTCTTGTCGATCTGCACACCACTCCAGTACTAAGCGATATCAACATGCTTAACGCGGAGCAAGCTGCTAAGACGAAGGAAGCTCTTCTTTGGGGCATTCTCAAAGGCGCAACCGTGACTTACTGGTCAGGTGGTACTTCTACAGCGACTGTTGACGAGAAGCTCACCTTGGCGCTACAGCACAAAGCTGTGCGTACACTCAATGCGAACAAGGCGAAGAAATTCACCTCTATCGTCACGGGTGGCGTGAAGCAAGGAACCTTGCCTGTTGAAGCCAGCTTCATCGCTTTCGCACACACGGATCAGGAAGTTGACATCCGTGGAATGGCTGGATTTGTTCCAGTGTCCCGCTACGGAAGCCAGAAGCCTGTCCATGAAATGGAGCTAGGTACTGTTGACTCAGTGCGCTACGTCCTATCTGCAGACCTCTCTCCTGCTCAAGCAGGCGGCGCAAATATTGGTAGCACTGGCATGATTTCGGATGCAGGTGTCAAAGTAGATGTCTACTCCACAATCTTTGTGGGCATGGACGCTTATGGCTGTCTGAACCTCGCTGGTAAAGGTGTATTCACGCCTGTTGTAGTGCCAGTAGGGGCTCCATCAGCATATGACCCACTGGGACAGACGGGTTCCGTTGGTTGGAAGATGTACTCAGCAGAGATGGTCCTGAATTCAGACT